CATCCAATAGAACAGTTATTCCTTTTGAACACCATACTGGAAATTGCATTATATGACAAGGATTCAAGTTTTCATCGCATCCTTTTACATAATCAACTACCGTATCATCAGTTATAGTAGCATCTGGTGAATCCCATACTGTAGCTAGAACATCATCACTATCATCTGTTACAACTGATATACCTAGATACCAGCATGGAAATGCACATATTGCAGCACTAGCTGCCTTTAATCCACTTGATTTTGCTTTCATGTTTATCTCCTTTGAATTAGTGGTTTTTAATCGGGGAAACCACCAAACCCTTCGTAATTAATTTTAAGTAAACTCGAACTTAGTGCTTACTACTTTCTTCCCATTAGGTAATATTAATACTAAGTAGAAATCCTCTGCACCGGATGTATAGCCCAATGTGACATCTATGTCTCCATCTGTTTCACTATTTAACACATACAATACATCAGTTATTAATACTGTTAGTTCACCATCTGAACCAATAGCAAGTTCTGTAGTAGAAGTAACTCCATTAACAGTTGTTCCAGTAGCTTCGGTAGATAAGTATGCAAATACTGCAACGGAACTAGCCATGTCATCTCCATCAGCATCTTTTAACTGAATTGAAGCTGTAACTGTAGCTGTGTCTGCAGAACCTACTGTGATAGTAGCATCAACACATCCTACACATTTAGTTCCTTGTAAAACAGTAATAGATGATTCGGCAGTATCTATATCTGATTCTATATCCACAATCTCGTCATAGAGACCAAATGGTTGCCCTGTTTCAATTTTTTTGGTTATTGTCATATTGTCTCCTTTATAAACTTAAAGTGGGAATTTCTTCCCACTAATTTTTTTAAGCGTTAAACGCAATTACAGTACTTGTCTGAACGTGACCATCTGGAAAGATTATGTTAAGATAGTTATTAACAATGCCAGCACCGTCAAGTGTCATTCCAAGCGTACCATCATCTTCTGAGATACCTGTTGCAGTATAAGTTGTTAAGTCCTCTATAATTATTCCATTTGTTAAAGTAGCATTTGCAGCGATTTGCTCTACAGTGTCACCATCTGCATCAGTCGAGTAATACATTCTTATAGCAGATTTAGTTTTCATGTTATTTCCAGCATAATCTAACAATTGTATTTGTACTCCAATTGTTGCACCAGTAGTAGCGATTGTGAAAGTACATGAATCTGGCTCTCTGATGTCATATCCGGTAATATGTTTAGACATTTATTTTCTCCTTTATTTTAATAATTAATCACCAGTACATTCTATTACAGTACTAGTTTGAATGTGTCCGTCTGGGAATATGAGATTAAGATACATGTCAGTACCATCATCAACTGTTAATCCAACAGTCCCGGCATCTTCTGTTATTAAAGTTGCAGTATACAATGTTAAGTCTTCAATAACAATACCATTAGTTGCCACAACAGTTGCAGTATCCATAGCTGCGACAGAATCTCCATCTGCATCACTTGAGTAATAACATCTAACAGCAGACTTAGTAGCCATGTTATTTCCGGCATAGTCTTTAAGCTGTATCTGTACTGCTACGGTTGCTCCACCAGATGCTATTGTAAATGTAGCACTGTTAGGTTCTCTTATATCATATCCAGTAATATGTTTTGACATAGTTTATCTCCTTTAATTTAATAAGGGGGATTTCTCCCCCCTAATTTAATTTTAACTAATTGCAGTTGCACCAGAAAGTATCTGTACACCCCAAGTTGAGTTTAACACCTTACATGCTAAATGAGCTTTCCATCCAGCAGTACTATACATTTCTAATGGGTCACCAGTCTGTTTCTTGTTATGGAATATCATCTGGTCTTGAACACCTTGAATCCTAACTCCACCGTAACATTCTTGTCCTAAGATAGGTGTATGGAATACAGCACCAGAAGCAACATATGTTCCCATAGTTCCAGCAGTACTTCTCCAAGGAAGAGTGTCCATTACGAACCTTACTCCACCCCAAGAGCCAACTTCTCCATTAAACAGTTTGGTTGCTCCGGAATATAAATCAGCATTAATCCAGTTGTTATCATTTCTGATATCATACTGTGTAAATGGAGATAACACTCCTACAAAGTAACCATCTATCATAGCTAGTGCATGATGACTAAGTAACACAACAACCGCTTTAGCAACACCTGCACAAGTTAACTCATCATCAGCAGTAATTCCAGTAGAATTAGCAGCTTTAAATGTGTCTCCTACAGCACATGCCTCATTAAGGATATAACTAGGTCTAGTTGCAGATGGGACTAACTTATCAGCTCCACCATTCTCAGACATATATCCACCCATACCTTTGTTATTTCCAGATGTTACAACAAAAACTCCACCATCGTAAACGTCAGTAAGTGTACCATCTGTAATAAGAGCTGTACTAGGTGTACCAGCATTATCCTCTGCTCCGGCTAATTCGTAAGTTGCATCGCCATCGATTCGCATTGGATATAAATTCTTAACCAAAGCTTCCCAATACATTCTGTCAACGTATTTTCCTCTATGTATTCCAAGAGTCTTAGCTTTACTTGACAGTTCAGGGTCAATAGAAATAAATCCTAAGAACTCTGACATTGCTAATACTTTACCATGGATTCCAACCTTAGCTTCTGAGTTCTGAAACTGTAAGGTATCTGGGTCAGGTGAGATTCCTTCTGTTAATTCTGCTACTTCTACATCTAATGGAATTACTCTCCACCATTTAACCGTTGCACCACTATATTTAGGAATGTCTTTTGACATAGTCGCAAACTGTTCCAAGATACAGTAAGGCTTTTCAGCCATCAGTGCAGTTTTATCGTAAAATTCGTGTACTAATTCTGTCGTATCTGCTGAGTCATTACCATCTATCATTAACACTCCAAAGATAGGAAGTATTAATATATTAAGTAAAAATCTTTTTAATTTTGACATTTTGTTGTTCTCCTTTTTGATTTGTCCCCGCTAAATGCCCCACTATTGCTTGTCGACTTTTACACCCCTTTTCTTTAACGTTGCTTCAATACTCGCTAAGGCGTTTGGAATCGACATATTATCTCTCATTGCTTTTGTTATTATTTTCTTTTTACGTATGACCGTTGTAGGTCTTTGCTGTTCTACAAATGTAGTATTCGTAACTTCTTTTGCAGGTATAGTAGGCTTCGTTACAACTTTCGTTTTAGCTTTTGCATATTTATCAAAGTCCCTGTCTCGTACTTCACTATAAGCATGATTGAATACTCCGTTCCCATATTCATCCCACCAATTTGGATTGGTACGTATGAGTTCGTTCACATCCTTCTCTACATAAGGAACAATGCTGTCTTTGTGCTTAGTCTTTAATCTTACAATCTCTTCTTTTCTTTCAGCTAATACTAGCTTTTTCATTGAAGGTTTTAGTAAGGTTTTGACTACTTGATTGATTGCCTTTTCCGGTTCAGTTTTAAATAATTCATTCCATTCTTCTCGTTTCTCCGGACTCCAACTTTCAACTGTTGGCATAATCTTTTGTCCAATCTCTTCAAGACTGGAAGAACTGCCTAACAAGTCTTCTGCTTTTAAGGTCTTATTTTCTTTTCTTAATGTTCCAAGCTCATCTGTTTGTGATTGCTGTAGATGTTCAAGATTGAGATACATGTCCTGTAAGTCTTCATTTGTTTTTCCTTCAAATCGTGGGTCATATGTCTCTTCCTCTTCTTCTTCTTCCTCTACCACTGGTACATCATTTGGGTCTATTTCAAGTGGGTCAACGTGGTCAGGTTTTACAATCTTCTCTGTTACTGGTTTCTTGTCACCTCTACGTGCGATTTCTGCTGCGATTTCATCTAACGAAAGTTCGCTTCTGTTTTTAGTCCCCTCAACATTTTCTCCCTCAATGGGAATGTTAAGATTAGGATTCTCTTCTGACATTAGCTTCTCCTATTTAATATATTTTTTGAGTATGTCTTGCCCTTCAAGGGCTTGTCTGAAAGATACTCCTATCTTTTCAAACAATTGTCTAATTGTAATTATTACAGCTTGATTATAAAATATATCTCTTTCTTTTCTTGATATTAACATTGCTGTTGTGGCATCATACATTTTTTGGTTTAAATACTTTTCTATAAGTTTCCATCCCGGATGTCCTGCTAAACCTTCAAGCATCTCACCACATTCTACATTAATTTCTGCTGCTTGTTTATTAGTTAATTCTTTCTTTATTCCTCTTGACATTTACATTCCCCCTCTCACCATAGCTCCTAATCCCCCTTGTTCATTCCCTTGTTCATTGGAAGCACCTTCAGGTGGAGTAGGGGGAGCCCCTTTCGGGACATCTCCACCTGAACCTAAAGTGGGGTTAGGCTTGTTGCTTCCTCGTTGATTCTTCATTGCATCCATTTTTGTCTGCATTTTTCTAGCAGCTTCTTGTTTCTCTCTTAGTTCTTTAAGTCGTGGTAATAATAAATCTATATGGTCAAAATCCATTAATTCTGCTATTCTCTTAACTACTTCTTGTATATCTCCTACAGGTTGCATCTGTGGTTTTCCATCTTCACCGGGTTGCTGTTGTCCATTTTCATCTGTTACAGGAACTACAGCAGTTGCCAATATCTGTAAGAACTCTAATAAGTTTCTAAGTTCAACTTGCTTTTCTGAGAACACCGTAACACCCCTAGGTATGAAATCTGGGTCTCCTATAAGCTGTAAGTCCATTTTAGATATTGTCTTTTTATTGAATAACTTACGCCATTTTTCAGCTCCATCTTTACCTAATACCCTAAATGCAGATTGGTCAGGAAATTTCTGTAAAGCTAATTTATAAAATATGCTTAACATCTGTTCCCATGCAGGTTCTAATTCATGTTGGACTATATGTTTAATAGGTTCTGCTGCATTTGCTTGTTGTATCTGTGTTCCACCTAATGTTTCATGCATCTTAGAATCATCTGATGTAGGTGATATTGAAGGTACAGCTTGTGATAGTTTCATAATACGTTGGTCTAACATATCAATAAGCTTAATTAGTGGTGATAGTGCGGAAGCCGCTGCTGTGGTATCTATAAAAGATAATGCTTTCTTAACATCATCAGTCATACTATTTGCAACAAACATTTTTCCCGGATGAGTAATAAGTGTACCGGAAAGTCCGGACATCTGTTCTGGATTAACTATTCCCATTGGATTACATATAATGTTAATAGCATCACTTAATTTATTATGACAATTTACTAGTTCCTCTGTCATTGCTTCTATATCTTCACCAGTTCCAATTCCAAATCTTTCTGTAAGCATTCTGTCTTTGCAACTTTCAAAGAATATATTTCCACAATCATAAGGATATCTTTGTGCTCTTACTATAATTTCTCTATTAGCTAGAGTAACAATTGCATCTACGTATTTATCTTGATATGGGTTAATCTCTGAGATTTCATTCAGGTCTCCTGTTATTAAAGACTCTGGAACTTCTCCATGATATTCTAACAATTCTACTCTACTATCTGCTTCTGTATCATCTATAGGATTAGGTATTCCATCATCCATTAATACAAGAGCATCATCTTCTGCTGGTTGGCTACCAGCAAATTCTAATTTTTCTATATTCTTATATATACCTAATTCTTCCTGTCTTCTTAAATGACTTATATAAACGTCTCTTGTTTGAATAATTTTCCAGCTATCCAATCCTACTGCTGCTGGGTCAGGGAAGAAATGAAATACATCTAATACTTGCATATCTGCACCATCATATATAGTCTGTCCTTTAAGGTTAGATTCCTTTCTCCAAGGACACATGGCTGCTGTGTATCCATATAATTCAAATTGTTTTAAATACTGTCCCCAAACACCAAAGAATCCACCCTGTTTCTTACCTGCATTCCGTAACTGGTATTTCATTACATCTTTGAGAATAGGTATCTTCTCTTCATCTTCAAGCTCTCCGGGCTCCATGTCAAAGGAGTCCATTCGTTTACTAAACAATATATTCATATAAAGAGGAACTTTAACTCTGGCAATCTCTTTTAGTGTAGATGTGGTGTAGTTTGCTTGCCAATCTTCCTTGACTTCTGAACGTGTTCCCTTATATGCTAAGAAAAAGTTTCTCCACTGTTCCTGATATGGTTCCATACCTTCTCTACCATATTTGAATTTTGTAAGTAAATACTGTTTAAGTTTTTCTTCCTTTGAATACTCTTTAATTTCTTCTACTATATCTTTATTTTGGGTTAATCTTAAAAATTCTGCTGTTGCCATTATTACTCCTTATGCACCACTGTATCTATTTGAATGAGCCCGAACATAGTCTAAACTATTGGTATACTCATCATATGGTTTCATTATAATTCCTGACTTCTTAGCCA